GTTGAGTGAAACGATTAAATCCTCACGCGCTTGCTCGAGCAATCGGTTGGCAAGGTATTGCGCTTGAACCGAATCGTTAACCAAATCGTATGTAATGGAATATTTGTTTACTGGTTCGTTTGGATACAGCAATCCGCTTGGCGTTTGCAAATTAACAAATGATGCTTGGTCGCGGTTTTCTTTAAACGGGAAACGCGCTTCAACTTGGTTAATTGACGATGTAATATCTGTCGCGCTTACTCGGATATCGCCAATGATGTTGTTATCAGTAAATGCATACGATGCTGATTCGGCTTTGTTAATTACCACCGACCATTGACCCAATGCCGCGTTATATGTCATCCAAGAATCGCAAGCCGACATAATGCGGTCAATGTTGGACAACACTGTTTGACCCGCATCCAATACGCCGTTAATGCGGTAACGCGCTTGCGTAACGGGTGAGCCACCACCATACGGCGTATAAGTAATGGTTGCGTCTGAATACGCGTTTAACGTAGCCACGCACGTAGTGTCCACAGATGCGGGTGGTACAGCACCGCCGTATGCCACATTGGTAATGTAGTCCAACCAAACGTCACCGGGTTTTGCAACGCTTGCGCCATTGGGATAATGGCTTACGTTAAACGTAATTGGTTGCAATTGGGTAGTGTCTGCATCGCGGTTATAAACAAGTTTGACAATGGCAAAAGCCAAATTGTTCATTTGCCTGTTAGACGAAGGCCATCTTTGCGCAACAGCAATGTCTGAACCGCCCATAACGGTACTTGGTGCAGACGCGCCATTTGCAGACGTAATAACACCCGCGTTGGATGATTTATAAAGATTAATGTACAAATTGCCGCTAATTTTTGTATCAACGTTACCCGCTTCGTCTGTCAGGCTAACCACTTTGGTTAAATCAGTCCCATCAAACGTGATTAATCGGTCGCCATAGTACATTTTGGTTGTGCCAAAATTGAACACGCCCGCGCTTGTTCCTAATGTGGCATTGGCTTGGCTAATGCTTGAAATTGCCAAGACGTAATACATCGTCTTTTGGTCTGTGGTTAATACCGCGTCCACAAACGTGCCGCCCATATAGGCATCACCGTACACCACTGGTATAGCGTTAACCGCACTGGGGGGCACTTGTTGGCGTACACCCATGTCTTGCTGTGTTTCTGGGTTTTCAGCAAATATGCGAGAAACAACTTGTGACAATGCAAAACTAACGGCAAATGTAGCCGCTGTAACGCTAATGCCAAACGTTGTTACCAAATAATTTGCGCCAGCCGCAATGAGTGTCGAAACCATTTTTATTCCCTAACGAAAGTTGCGCCAACTGGTTTATAACCCCTGCGCGTGTAATCAATCAATGGACCATTTGCCGAAATTGAGGTTAAAACCAAATCCACTTCGCCCATTTTTAACATGGCATTGGCACGTTCATCAAACGCTTTCCAAAGCCGACCACCAACTGTTCCATTGCGATGTTCGGGTTCAACCCACCATAGCAATTCATTTAATTCTTTTACTTTGGGTGACCAAATGTTAGAACTTTTATAAGCCACGATTGCACCTCTAAGATGCGTGTCCACAAAAATAAACCCACGACCTTGAATGATGCTAAACAATAGTTCTTCAACGTAGCGGGGGAAATGGTTATGCGATTCACCAAGTTTTTTAATTGGGTTTTCATACGCGTATGCCTCCACAATTTCTAACAATCTTGGAATGTCATATCTTGTTGCTTGTCTTATCATTTTTAATCGCCACCAGTTTCGCTTGAATCCAAAGTTGTGGTTGTTTCGCTTGCTTGTGTTTGTGTTTTGGGAGGCGAACCAAAATCAAAGAACGTATTGGATATTTCAGATACCCTGTTCATTGACGTTTCGCTTGTGCCGTAAATAAATTGCCAATTGCTTTTATTTGTTTTTACGCCTGACAATCTGTTTTCTAAAACACGACGCATGGACGAACATGAAATTGAACACGTTGCTACGCGTGTACGCATTTCCGTATTGAAATCTTCGGTAATGGCAACGCTGTTAATAATGCCTTGATAGCGTTTAAAAAACTGCGTTGTTGGCGTTGTGATAATTTGATTGTTCGAATCAAAGAAACCACGCCAAACTTCCACCAATGAGCCTTTAATGTCGTTTGACAAAATAAGCGAAATGTTTGTGGATGAAATGCCCGTCAACGCAATGGTCATGTCATCAGACGTTGCTTTAATGTCGCGCTGTACGTCACCAACATTAAGCAGAGCACCAAGGTTAACAAACGTAATTCCACCCACTGTAATGGGCGCGGCGGCATTGCAGAACGTGTAAACCGTACCGGCTGTGCCAACAGTTAGTTTTACAAATTCTGCGTGATTGATTTGTGAGCCTGTTACGGCGTTTATGGTTGTCATGTTATGTACTCACGGAAAACAAATGGTGCATCCCATTGAACAAACGCACCATCCGTCATTGGGTTTAATGTATATGTTGGGCATGATTCAGCAACAACTGTAAACGTGCAAGCATTGCCAATGTAAACAGTTGTTCCTGATGCTGGTGTACCAATTAAGGGACGATTAATGCTTACGGATGAACCCGCACTGTCAGCCGTTACTTTGTATGTATAACCGCTAACCATAATAAAATCACCCGCTTTAAATGTTCCATTGGACGTTAACGCAAGCGTTTGCGTATTAGCCGCTGGCGCACCATTTAAAGTAGCCGCCGTAGCCGTACCGCGCATTTCGGTAAACCAAGATAAATTGGAACTATTGAACGTAATAGTTTCGGGCAATTGCCTGTCCAAATTGTCAATGCTTTGGATAACGTCACGAACTTGTGGGTAATACAAATACGCATGTGGTTGGATTGTGAACACCCAAGGCACTGCGGTCAGGTATTGCGCAACTGTAATAAATCCAGAACGCGCCACTTGTTGTCCAACAGTACGGCGATTATTCACCGTCATGGATTGCTGTATTTCAAAGATGGTTTGGAAACTCATGCTCGACCTCGATTCACTGCCAATGATTTACCGGCGTATTGATTTGCCGCCCAAACCGCATTAGGGCTTCCAAGCAATCTTTCTTCAAACGACTTGGTGTCAATAGCATTAATGTAATTGTTTGTCACGTTGGTTGTGCCGCCCATTCCAGACAATGCGTGGTTTGGAATAATGCTTCCCGCTGTACGTGGCACAAACAATTCAGGACCACGTTCACCAACAATGCTTGGTTGTCCAACGGCAGGTGAACCACCATCCGCGTAACCCGGAACGCCTGTCATTGCGGCTGGTTGATACGGGTTTGCACGCATGCCAAACATTGAACCAAACATGGCACTTAAAAAGTTAGATGCCGCCGCTTTCATTTGAATAGCAATCATGTCTTGGATGATGCTTTTGGCAAGGTCTTTGAAACCAATCTTGCCTGTTCTAACAAAACGGTCAATGGCTGATTCCATGTTTCCCATTAATGAATCAAATGCTTTTGCACCTTGTTCTAATTCGGTTGGCATGTCGCGTATAAAACGCATTGCACTTTTTGCAAAGCCTTCTTCGTATGAACCTTGGCGGGTTTGCAAAGTTAATTGATAACGCTGATGCGCAATTGCCAATGCTCTGTTTGCCAATTCAATTTCACGCGCTTCGGCTTCGGCTCGGGCTGTTGCAGTTAAATCCCTGCGGTTATCCAATTCTTCTAAATTAGCCGCCAGTTGCTGTCGAATTTGCAAACGGTCACGTTCCAAATTGAAATCTTCTTGACGCATGCCTGTTGCTTTTATTTCCAACAACATCATTTCTTTTTCGTTATCAAGCGCAATGCCCATCAAACGTTGACGTTCAGCAACAGCGGCATTTCCTTTTTCATAACTTGCAAAGAATTCAGCACGTGCTTTTGCATCTTCTTCAGCCGCTTTTTGAGCATTTGCCGCGCCTTGTGCGTATATCTGCATTTGACGTTTTCTAGCCGCTTCTGCTTCTTTTGATTCAGAAACAGACCGACCACCACCGCTAGATGGAGCCGCACTTTTTTTATTTAATAAAGCATCTATGGAATTGCCATATTGGCTTTCGCCCATTACTTTTGCGTAAAAGGCATCACGATTTTGCCTTGCAATAATTCCCGCAATTTCGTTCTTTAAAAATACATCGGTGGTTTCGCTTTCCGGTGTACTTGGAATTAAAGATTTGAAAATTGAAACTGTTGTTTGGAATTGGTTAACAAGACCTTGAATAACCAACGCAACATCGGCGGCACTAATTGCAATGGTTTGAAAAACAGTTTTAAAAACTTGACCTAGATTGTTTGTTTCGCCTGTAAGTTCTTTCAGGTATTCAATACTGGCTTTTAAAACGGGACCCAATTGCGTAGCCAATGTAAGCATTACATCGCGGGATGTTTTTGCCAATAAATCATACGTATCTGCCGCGTCTTTAATCGCTTTTTCTTGTTCGGCAATTAACGGGTTAGTTGCAGAAACTTTGTCAGCAAACCCAACCATGTCCACGCCTTTTGCGGCTTTGGAAAATATTTCCATTGCCTTGGCGTTACGTGTAATTGGGTCTTCAATTTTTGCTAAATTGGCAATCAGTTTATTAAGCAATTCCTCTTGAGACAATTTGCCTAAATCTTTTAAACTGACGCCCAACGCAATGGCAGTTTTCTGTGCCTTGTCTGAACCACCAGCGGCTTCGTCAATAAACTTGGTAAACGCAGACAGCATCTTGCCGGCGTTATCTGCTTGACCACCTGACGCGGCAAGCGCATTGGACAATTGCAACACTGTGCCAATGGCAACTTCGTTGGCATCAGCAACGTCTGCCAGTTCGTCAGCATATTTAATGGCGGCGGCACTGGCGGCAACCAAAGCCGTAGCACCAATTTTTCCAAATTTTTCTGCTGATTGGCTAAATTGTTCTAGTTTTTTGCCAGCGGCATCTAAACCTCGGCTGAATTCCGCAGAATCTAAGCCTAGAACAACGCCAAGGCGGGCAATCATATTAGCCATGTTTTACCTCAAACAATTTTTTATCAAACCCCTGCGCCTGTGTCATAAACATTAAAAGGCTATCGTTTACAGCCGTTTGTTTATCACTGTCAGGCAATGGTGGATAGATGTAATCATACGCATTACCTAGAACATTGGCTAGTTTATACGGAGGTGCGTTTGATGGTCGCATATAGTTAAACACGCCGTTTGTCAGCGTTGCTAATTGCGTTAACAGTCCGTAATTCCCAACCAGTCCATCGGCATACATCGTTTGGATGTTTGCCATGGTTACATCATCAATGTCTTGTATTGTTTCTAAGGTATGCCCGTTGAAAATCATTGCCGCTTGACATTGGCTTTTCAACGAGCGTATTAGTTTCCCCGCGCTTCCTTATATGTGGGGCTAATAACTTCAGCAATCTTTTCTACAATTTGCATTTGCACAGGCAACGGGAATTCTTCCTCGATATCGGCATACGTCAAATTTTCTAGGCTTGCACCTTCCAATTCAGGAACAAGCAATTTGAAAAATTCAGTAATACGCGCTTCCGTAATAGCCTTGTTCTTAGCCGCTTCACGCATGGAACGTCCGTCAACTAATACATCGTTGTCCGTAAATTTAAATTCTTCGGTTTGCGTTGTTTCAAATTGACGCAATGAAGAAGTAATTTCTACGTAGATTTTTTGAACAGTATCGTCATCAGGTTCAGCAACTTTTTTATAAATTTCATCTGATTCTGAAACCAATGGAATACGGACTTTAAATGTATGACCGCCAAGTTCAAATGAACGGGTCAATAAATTCTTTTTATTGGCTTGGTATTTTTCACCAAACGCGCTTGCGAACTTTGTCATTTCTGTTTTGCCTTGTATTGAAGTAACCGCCTACCGATAATTTCGCCAAGCCTTTTTGCGGTTTGTGGGGCTTGGCTTTCCATTGCTGGACGCAAGAATGGATGCGCCGCGTTATGCGCAGAACCAAATTCTTGCGCTATTGCTCTTGCGTCATATGGGAAATCAATTGATTTTGCAAATTCTTTAAATTTTGCTCTATATTCTTTTTTATCAGAACGATACAAAGATTCATTTTCTGCAAAGAATTGGTTTCTAAGTTTCTTTGGAAACGCTTTTGTCGTTACAGCCGCAATGACTGTATCCGTTTCGTGGATGTATTTTGAACGTTTGTCTTTTCTTGTTGGACGTCTAGCCTCAACAATCAGTGTTCTTGACAATGCACCAGTATCAACAGGCGCGGTTGATTTTGCCGTGGTAAGAACAGGCTTCATTGCCTCGCGTACAGCGGGAACTAATATTTTACTTTGGGCTTTTTTATCACCAATTTCACCAGCGAGTTCATCAAATGCGGCAAGCACTTCTTTCAAACCTTCAACTTTGAAAGATACTCGCATGGTTTAACCCGCCTTGATAATTTTATGGAAAATTAGGTGATTAACTTGCAACGCGTAATCAACGACTTCTTCGGGCGTTAATTTGTCGGCATGATTCTGAGCAATTTGATGCGCAAGCGTAACCGCAGTCATACGTTGCTGAGAAAAGCCAAACCAGTCTTTTCGTTCACTGGCTTGGCTTACTAGGAAACCCAACAAATCGTTTGTGTCTTTTATTGTCGTTGTCATATTTATTCTTTTGTTTTCTTGGGAGGCACATAAGGAAAATATGATGCCAAAAACTGCAATGCAGTTTGTTCTTCAGACCCGTCAGCCGCGCTTGCCAAAGCATCAGCAACTTCTTTGGGGTCTAGGTCCATGCCCCTGACCGCAAGGTCAAAGGGCAAGTACGTAGTCGTCAATAATGTTACTGCGTCTTTAATCGTCATGATTAAACGCTGTTTGACCAGCCGTATTGGTTACCACGGGGGTGGATTGTGAATGTAACCTTTGCTTCAGCACCGGGTGCAGAATCAATTGTCCATTGGCTAACGCGACCGTTGAACGCGTAGTTCACAATGCCAGTGCCATCAGTTGCGCTGATAACAAACGTGCGGTCAATTGTGCCGTTATAAGCGTCACCACGAAGCAACAACAAAACTGCGTCGCTAGGATTCCAAGCGGCTGTAATGCTCATGCTTGTTGGTGCAGATTGAACGGGGATTTTGTCCGATTGACGTGAACCAGCAACGCCGAAAGATGCAACAGCATCATCCTGACCAAATGCAGGGATTGCTTCAACAGGAACCAGATTGCCAGAAATTGCCAAAGCAGAAACTGACGCATAGGTTGACAGTGCAGAAGTGGTCAACGGTGTTGGAGTTGTTAGCGGCTGTGCGTATAGCGTTGCACTAAAGCCGGGCAAAATTTTACTTGGTAAAGCCATTTTGAGTTTCCTTTAAAGAGTTGAACAATCGTGTCTTATGTTGGAATATCTATTGTGCAATCAATAAAGATTTGCGCCAACTTATTTTCATTGTCGTAACTGTTATACAGCCACTGGCAATCCGCTTTGGAAATATAAAAACCACCATCAGCAGGGTTTCCCAACATACCGCTATAACCGTGTAGCGATTGTAGTATCTGATTGGAAATTGTGAAACCATCTTCTATCTGCTGTGTAAACACGCTGATTTGGAAAACTGGTCTGTCAATGCCCTTAACCGATTGATACGAACCGGTATAAACGTCTTGGTGCACGTTTCTAAGCATCCACACTAGAAACTTTGGCTGTGTCGCAAAATTGCGGTTAAACGCCGCATATACGGGCACAGGCGTGACAATATTAGCCAATTGATATTGGATTGCTTTGCCGTAATTAACAACGTTGGTCTGTGCTGTCATACTGCCACCACGGGGTCGTTACGGACGCACAAGAATTTAACTGTCATGCGGTCATCGGATTCGCGAACGCTGTCAATACGCCAATTAACGCTTTTCCATTCAATTGAATATAGGTTTTGACTGTCCACAATTGTTCTGGTGTTAGGCGTGTAATTCAACGTAAATTCAACAACGTCAGCATAAACACGATATTTTTCTGAAATGCGAACATGATTTGCAACTGAATGAACACGCGCACGCGTATCAAACCATTTTGTTATGGTCGTGGATTGCTCACCAAATGAACTTGCGCCAAAGGTTAATTGGTTTATGCGAATGTTCTCAAAGCGAGCAATTGCCATTTACATCACCAGTGGTTTGTAAGGACGAAGCAAGGTGGCAACGCCAAACGGAACTTCATGCAATCTTCCATCGGTTGTGTTTGACCTGTTGTTATACAAATGAGTTAACAACATTAAAGCCGCCTGTTTAATAACAGGGAACGTGGACAAAAACCCCGAACTTTGGGTGTACGTCACAATGATTGGATTTTCAACAAACTGATTTAACGTGTTTGGAATCGTGTTCAAAATAACGCGGTTACCCGTTGGGTCGTATGAATATTCTGTTGACGCAATTACCACAGGCACAGTGTTTGATGTGCTGTAAAACTCAACACAATCAATGGTTACACCCGGACGCGATTGCGTTGGACCTGAAACTTCAGGCAAATCCAAATAAACGGCAGTGTTATACAAACCAAAATTGGTGTAATACACGCGCCATGTGGTTGGATAAATTGCAATGCCCAAATAATCTTCAATTGCCATGCGTGTGGCAAGTTCCAAAGATTGCAGATATGAATCTTGGCTTTCGTCTTGGAACAAATTTAATTGTTGCGTGATTTCATCAAGCGTAAGCCATGGCGTGACCACATCGCGGTCAACTTGTTCCATCTTTGCATAGTTGTACGGATTACGATTGTTCGCGTAAAACGGTGCAAGTGTTAGATTTTCAACAGCCATGACTGCCCCTTAAATTAAGCCGCAGATGCACGCACGCCAGCAAACGGGTCACGGACGGTGCTTGCAAGGCGGCGTTCGGCGTAAATGGTAACAAAACCGGGTGCTGTTTGTTCAAATACTTGTACGGACATTTCTTCAACGTCTGCAATGGTCATGAATCTGTCCCAATTTGCCAAATAAATGGGGAAAGTTTCTGACAAATATGAATTGGGGATAACAGGCCATCCGAAGATTGAACCAACTGCACCACCTTCACCGGGTTCGCCCAATTCAAGGAACAATGGCAAACCAGCGGTGTCTTTCAACTGACGCAACGTTTGAATCATTGTTGGTGTCATGTGCCATGCCGTTGTTGGCAAAGCCCAATATTGCGCTGGCAATGAATTGGCAATGTTTGTAATCTTGTTATAAGTCGGTGTAGTTCCACCCAATGATGTTGTAACCAATGTGTGAATGCCGTTTGTAATGGCTGTACCGCTTGTTCCATAAGCCGCTGAACCACTCAGGTACGTATCCAAACCACGCAAGCCGTATGTCGCGCCTGTGGTGGTTGTGGTTGAACCAGATTGGTCGTTGTTTGTGCCCATAGAAGCACCTTCTTGTTGGCTAAATTCTAATGCAAGGTCAGCCAACAGGGCTTCTTCGATACCATTAATGTCATCCAATGCGGCTGTACGAACAGGCAATTGGGCGTTAATGATTCGGGTAGGCATAACCCAATAAGCAGTTGCCGTGTCGGGCGAACCGGTGTTAGGCGTTGCGTTTGGATTCCATGGGTTTGCGCCAGTTGCGTTACCAGTTTTGGCAACAAACTGAACAGCAGAAGAATTGGGCGTTTTAATTTTGCGTGTGCCCATACGGAATGGGTTGGCATAACGCAATGTTGAAAAAGCGTCATCGAAATAAGTGCGACCGCCAATATCCAAGCCCGAGCCAGTCAATGTCGATGCTTCACGCAAGTCGATTGTTACTTTACGATTTTCGGCAATCGCCAATTTGATGCCGTCTAGAATTTTTTGGGTTGCACTCATTTCAATATCCTTTAACAAAAGAAAAATGGGGAACCGAAGTTCCCCACTTCATCAAGCACCAGTGGCTGTTGAACGATAGCGAATAATGCTAAATGGATCAACAATGCTGGAGCAGAGACGTTTTTCCCCGAAGAATGTGATAAATCCGGGGGCTGTCTGGTCGTAGCGACGCAGAACCATGTTCAGGCGGTCCACGATTGTATGACCACGGCTCCAGTCACCAAAGTACATTGGGTACTGGCTGTTAGTGCCGGCAGAACCACCAGAAGCGATTGGGCTTTCAATGTAGTTGTTAACAACAACGTCGAAGCCAAGCAACTTACCAACGATACCTTCGTACACCAATGGTGACATACGTTCGAACACAGGCGTGCCGTTGTCGTCAACCAAACCGCGAATGCCAGCCAACATCAAAGGTGACACGACAAACTTGGCAGATGGAGTCCAATATTGTTGTGGCAACAGGTGAATGAAATTGATAATGTCAGCAAATGTCACATTGTTTGCAGTACCAAAACCGTTTGTGGTTAATTGGTCATACGTTGCAATGCTGTGCAAACCATCGGATGTAGCAGTACCGCTATTACCGAAAGCCGCTGTGCTGATTGTGCCGCCTGTGTAGGTGGAATTTGCACCGGGGTATGAATTCAAACCGCGCAAACCAGATGTGCCACCAGTTGATGTGGTGGTAGAACCGGATTGGTCGTTATTGATAATCATGGATTGGCCTTCAGCGGCACTGAATTCGCTGAGCATGTCATCAACGACGTTGCTTTCCAAACCATCGATATCGTCCAAAGCGGCGGTACGGATTGGGAACTGAACGTTCAAATCGGCAAGGTTCAATTGCCAAATGTTTGTTGATTCAGTTGTAGCCGCGCCGTTGTTTTGGATTGTATAACCCCAAGCAGGTCCAGCATTGCCGGTTTTTGCTCTAAATTGGTAGGTTGAACCATCAGTCGCAACAGTGCGTGACACGCCGCGCATAGGGTTCATCAAACGCAAAGCGTGGAACACGGGGTCATAAGCGGTACGACCACCGATGCCAGCGCCAGAGCCTGTCAATGTTGAGGCTTCGCGCAAGTATGCGTTATGTTGTTCAACAGATTCCCACAGTTTGATTTCTTTTTCCAAGCGACCGCCTGTTTTATGGAAATCACGCAATTGCTCTTTAACCATGCGGTTAACATCGCCACGAACTGTCTTTGCGGGTGCGCGGATAATTTCGGGGACTTGAATAGAGGCAACTTTGGCTTCCAGAGCGGTTAATTTCTCTTGAATTTCTGCTTTTGCAGATTCCACAGTTGTGGCGACTTCGGCTTTCACCGCTTCAATTTTGGATTCGTTAGACACGGCAATCGCGTCAACTTTTTCCAGTACTTTATCCATAGACATTTTAAATTTCCTTTTAAATGCGTTTTTCAAGTGCCTTAACCAACTCACGCGCTTCAAAAGCGGCAAGCAATGCTTCGGCTTCGTTTACCACCGCATCAGGCTCACCCTGAATTGGTAGAGATTCAAGTGGCTTCTGAACCGCCTCACGCTGTTCCAGAGCGTTCTTGAATACCAAAGATGCGGTGGTCGCATCCTTCCGAGTAAGACCCGCCTCACGCAGAGCCTTTTCGACTGTACGAATGTTCAATACACCTTGTGCGCTGAACATTTCCAATTTGTTAATTTCCGCATTGGGATTGTTTGGGTACATCACAACGGATACTTCGCGCAAACCACCCTTGGTAATTTGGAAATAGCCTTCTTCGTAATCATCTTCGCATGGGTTGCCTTCTGCATCCACCCAACAGGCTTCGTCTGCATACGCGCCAACAGAAACGCCACCAAACATTTTGGGGGATTCTTTTAGGATTTGATAAAGGTCATTGCCGCCCACAGTGTTTGTGTACAAGCGGCCTTTTGCTGTCATGCCGGTATCATCAAATTCAAATGAATACCATTCGCCCATTGGCATGCCAAGGTCATTGTGATTCAAGAACATCGGCAAAGGTTTGCCGCTTTCATTAAATTCATTTGCCCAATCCATGAAGCCTTCAGGTTGGTAATTGAATTTTCTACCATCTGCGCCTTCGCGTGCGCCCCATGTGGTGCATACCGCTTCAATCAACCCGCTTGGCTGGGCGGCCTCGTTTGCGTTTGGCGTTAGGCTGACTTTGGCTTCGCAAATCAGATTTAATTGTTTCATTTATCACCCCGTTGTGAATAGATTGATTGTCGTCTGTTATCTTATGGGGTTTTTCTATTACGGCGAGTGTAACATTATCTGACTTTACTTGTGAAGTCAAATGTGCCAGCATTTTTTTCAGATTATTCATCAAGTTGCCCCGATGTTCATCTTACTTTTCTGATTACCGCCGCCGCCACCCGTGTCTTGTGGTGAAGTGCCCGCAATTGGTTTATCTACCTTTTTATCAAGCGGTGCAAGAATGTCACCACCATCAATTTCCGGCATATTCATGTATTCACGCGCTTCGTTGACCGTCATGATACCCGCTTTAACGCCAGACGTCACAAAATTCATTTGGTCCAATGCCGCGCCCTTTAAAAAGTCCTTGGTATCAAAACGCACGCAAAGGTTTGGATAACCTTTTAACAAATGCTGTTTTAATTTTTGTTCAAGGCTAATAACTGTTGGATACATCACGGTTTTATAAAACTCGTCCAACATGGTTTGGGTATTGTTATATTTTTGGTCGGCAATACCAAGCATTGCAGGGGGCACGCCAAACAAACCGCAAATGCGCTTCATGGTTTGCTCTTTTAATGCGGCGGCTTCTGCGTCTTGCAACGTAAGCATCTTGATTGCGTCATATTTCATGCCTTGGTCAAGCAACATACCCTGACCCGCTTTGCTTGGGTCACTGGCGCGACTGCCCGTCATGGCGTTCCATGTTTCTTTAATACGTGAAGCAATTTCTTTGAATTTTGCGTCAGGAATAACTTGGTCGGTGTAGAAAATGCCCGAAGGCTTTGCACCGTTTTGCATAATAAAGTTGGCGTAAACGTCAATGTCAGAATCCAACGCCACCAACTCGGTTGCCAAGATGCCTTTGTTAAAACCTGACGAACCTTGCCATGCCGCTTCTTTTACGTGCATAACTTGGAACGCGTCCAATGGTTCATCTTTGCTAAACCCGTATGAAGGCGTAGACAATCGGTAAGACGGGTAACGCGTGGGCGTTAATTGAACAGTAATTAACGTTGCGTCAAGGTTATACATTTCCAACGGCGTTGTGCTGGAATTCTTTTGGTTTTCACGCCACCACAGGGTAAATGATTCACCGGCAAGGTCTTGCCACATCATCCATTGATACCAAAATTCGTATGCGCTTTGAAAATTGTTTGGGTTTTGCAAAAGGTTCAAAACCTGACGCGCTTTTGCTTTGTCGCGTGCGCCAACGTTTTTATCGGTCAACGCATTAACGAAACTACCATCTTCAGCCTTGGACATAATACTAATGCCGCATTGAGATAATGCACGGGCTTTTACGCCAACGCATCCCATAACGGTTGAATTACGCGTAAGGGCTGATATATCCAATACCCGACCCGCAACTGTGGTGCTGGAAGTGGTTACATATAACAGTTGCTGACCCGCAGATTGTTGTCTTTGCGTGCCATAAATGACCTGATTACCTAATTGGAGTTGACCGAGAACCGTGTTCGATTCGTTCAGATTTTGTTTTTTCTTAGCGAAAATGTCCAAAATACCCATGTTTTTCTCCCAAATTTTGGTGATCCTACATCAAAACGAACGAAATCCAAAACTATCGCTTACATACGGGTTGTCCAACGAACAATGAGCCGCAATAATCATTGAGATAATTCCGTCAACCTTTGCGGCTTTGTCGGCTTCGTTCTTGCGCACCTTGATATTACCATTGATATCTGTGTAGCACTCGCAATTGCCTAATTGCCAACCAACAAACGGGTTGCCATCGTGTTTAATTTGTTTGTTTAATATCAATTTTTCAATGTATTTGCTCGGATTGTTTAACACCGCCATGCCTTGCCCAACTTTTTTAACTGGAATGCCGGCATCGTGCAAACGTGCAACCAAACTGGCGGCGTTATAAGCGTCATACCCAACTTCTTTAACATTGTATTTTTGGCATTGTTGGTTAATGATGTACTCGCTTATTTCGCGGTCATCCATAACGTTGCCTTCCGTTAATTTCAAAATGCCAGTGGAAATTGCCACTTGGAAAATGTCTAAATAGTGTTTTGGAATAAATGCAAGCGAATCTTCTGGCAAAAAGAATTGCCATTCCGCTTCGTAATCCATTTCGCCAAAACGCTTCAACGTACACACGGCGTTCAAGTCGCGAGTTGCCGCCAAGTCAAACCCAATAAACACGGCTTCGGGTTCTTTGCGTGGTTCAACAATAATACATTTGGGGTCATCCCAATGTTGTCTGTCCACCCATGCGGCATTTGCAGAAACCCACACGTTTAGCGTTTTGCATAGGAATTCGTTTAACGCGGCTGGCTTGTGTTTGGCTTCTTCTGCGCGTGCGGCAATGGCATCCTCAAATACGGATATGCCATGCATTGGGTTGGCTTTTGCCCAATTAATGGGGTCACGCCAATCATCGCCAAGGTCTAGCCCGTACAGCAAGCCAAACCATCGCGGGTTATCGGTTGCCTCGCCACGAAGCATCGACTGATACATGGACAAGTCCTCATAAAACTTTGTGTCCTTCGTGAACGAGGCGGTCGTAATATACACGCGTAGCGGATTTTGTCTAGCCACCATACCGGAATGCAACACTTCAACGCTGTTGCGGTCGGTAATCTGGGCGGCTTCGTCAACCACAACGGCAGACGGATTTTTACCGTCACCTGATTTTTTGGTGTCACGGCTTAACGCCTTGAACATGGATTGCGAATCGCCTTTTTTACCAATTGTGTATTTGCTTGGGTTAAACAATTCTGCCAATTCACGAGGCATGGATTCAATAAATCCCTTGGCGGCATCAAACACAATGGTTGCCTGTTCGCGGTTGGTCGCCAATGTGAACACTTCGGGTCCCGCTTCGCCAAAAAGCAATTCATACAAGGTTAAAACTGCGGTCAGTGTGGATTTACCAGCCTTGCGCGGAATAAACAAAATCACATCCGTAACCATCCGCTTGGAAATATCTTTTTTGCTTCTGAACCCGTAAATGGCGCAAATTAGCAATATCTGGAATGGTTCAAGAACAACGCCTTCACCCGCTTGCGGTCCTTTGGTATGACGCAACGTTGCCGCAAACTGCAATACGTGGTCAGGTGCGCGGCTGTCGAATATCCATTCCCATTCTTTGTTTTCCAGTTGGTTTATAAACCGCTGGCAAGCAAGCCGAACATCGTTGCAAACGTTAACCTCGCCTTTGGCAACTGAGTGCGCATAGGCTATTCCGTCTTGGTAATTCATTTAGCGAACGGACCTTTGAGAAATTGGGCAACGGGGCTGTCATCTTCGGATTTACCGGCAGACAATCGACTGCGTGGGGTTAACCCTAGTTCATTCATAATTTGGATTATGAGCGTCATTGTTTTATTACGCACCGACAAATATGGATTCGGTCCAACAGTTGCGCCACCATTAAACGTGGAAATAATGCCGCCCTTTTTAATTGCCGCCGTGCATTTAACGTAAACATCGATGTGGTCAGCCAACATTGCCAAGGTGTGTTTGTCTTGGTCGTTGCCAATGCCGTAAACGCTGTACAGGAATTCAGCCGTTTCTTCAATAAACCGGTTCTTGTCCCATGCGTCAGGGTTGTCCACCCATTC